GTGGGATATTCTTCCATATCAGTATATACAAGTCTTATGAGATATTCTCTACCTAATGTGACAGGATGAGTAGCTGTAAGAACATATGCTGTAGAACATTCTGTGGCAGCTGTATAAGCTTTCCCATTATAACTACGAACATTTTTACCTTGTATTGGATCGGAAAATATCAACTCTCTAGCGCCTGTTACGGCAGTTCCAGCTTCGTTGGAATAGTTGAAAGTTTTTCCTGTTGCTTGACAGATGTAAATGGTATCACTATCGGCTATAGTTGCGCCTGCGGGTAACACACATTTAAATTTGTCGAGTACTAGTACTTCACCTTCAGCAAGTTCTGCAACGAGAGTTTTTACATTGACTCCAGCAATAGCTTGAGCGTCCCGGGCAATATCCTTACCGATTAATACCTTATTTACTCTATTTAACATTTCTGTTTAATTTTATTTGTTATTCAACTTTATTTAATTGTACAGTATGAGATTGATATCTTGGCTCTTCGATATTTTCCAATACCATATTGACTGCCAATTCTACAACTTCATCGTGTACTATTTCTGGTAAGTCACAATCTGTAACTGTACCACTTATCGAAACCTCTGCTGGTTTTCTGAGATATCTGACACTATAGTCTAATACATCATACTTTCCATCTGTTATTAATTCAACATACCTTTGATATATCAATCTTAAAGGCTTCGCTTCTTCATAGTGAAACACATGTTCACTATATGGATCATCTAAATGAGATCTATAATTAAGAGCTGTACATTGAGTTACCCCTTGTTTCTTACCAGTGGTTGTAGTTTGCCCTAATTTTATATAACTTATTGTAACTTCTTCACCTACAATAAACCACAATTGTTCTAACAAATCTGATAAATTTGCAATAAAAGAATTAGCTTTAACCGTATCTGCTATGACAGGTAATGTCTCCTCTTCTATTAATTCTGATAAATCTATGGTACGTTTAGTGGATTGCTCGAATCCTGAACCAGTTTGTTTACCACTGAATCTGCTTTTTACAAAGTTTCTAATTGCCCAATTTAACCAGAAATCAATTTCCTCTGGTTCAAAAGATGGCAATTCTAGAGCACTTGATTTATCAAGTCCTAGTTTAAAAGCTCTGTGCATTTCAGTTATTGTCATTACAATGTATCTCCCTTACGTCTAGGTCTAGTTTTAAAAGCCATGGCCTCTTCTTCATTAAGTGCTGCAACGTCATCACCCCATGCTGGGACAACAGCTTTTCTTTCAGCCTTAAGTAAAGATTGTTCTGTTGGAGTTTGTATCTCATCTACTGAATCCTTTGTAACAGGTTCCTCAAACAAAACACCCATTGAATCTTTAGACTCTACTGATTTCATCACTGAAAGTAATATGTCTTGATTCTTAGGATTCTCCAAAAAGTCTATAGCTTCTTGCATGATTCGTCCAATAACTTCAGAACCATACCTATATATATTTTTACTTCTTCTTATAATATTCATAGAGATTGCACGCTCTATAAGCACCTCTGTATCTCTACGATTATTGTTTACCCACCTATCTAAGAATGATTGAGGGTTAGACTCAACAACTTCGAACAACCTATTCTCTGCTACTTCTGGTTCCATATTCTCTGCGTTGTGACCAAATAACCTTAAACACTTTCTTATTTCTTCTGTTGTAAGTGAGTCAAATGCTTTCATTGCTGTACGTCTAACCTTGTTGATCATATTAGATTTCTTAGCTTCTTCTTCTTTATTTATCAGTAAAAAATTTGCACTTGCTTTACGTTCAAAAATTGATGTTTTAACACGCTTGTGATTCTTTAAAAACAAATATTTTAATTCATCATTAGGATCTTCAAGATTCAAATAAATATCATTAGCGTACGTGCGTACGAAGAAGTTTTTCCAATATTCTGAATTTCTCCTTAAATCTAATCCACCTAATGCATTCCCTAATCTTGCTTCATCTTCAGGAGTAAGTCCTGTGTAAATCATACCAGACCTTGTGTAATATGGTCCGATGTCTTCATAACAATTTCTATATCTAACTAACCCTGACCAATTCTCTTTTCTAGTTGGTCGTAATATTGCTATCATAATTTCCTCGTTTTAAACGGTTTATAAATATAAGATTTTTGGGGGTTCCGCCGTATCTACTTTAATAGACCAATCTCGGATAACCCCTCAACCTTAATTGATTTTTTATTCAGCGTCACAATAAAGTTCACCGCAAGATGTTGGATCATCAAGCATAACACCCTGTTCTGATAGGAAGTTAACCTGATAACTATCTTTGGTATTTGACCTTAATGTAGTGATTGATTTAGCATGTCCCTGACCTGGAGCAACAGCACCAGCGGTATGCCACATTACCATCTCACGGTCTTTACGAACGACTTTCTTGATGTTCGATTCGCCGTCTTTCATTCCTATGTTAAGGAATGTCATACGATAAGACTCAAGCGGTTTACCTGTTATAGGATGTAGCTTCCTGTTACGGATAGGATCATCATACAATGGTAAATGCTTAAGGGTAAGTTCAACTCCATTAAGTCCCTTATAAGTCGTAAACTGACCTCCAAGAGTAAGATTCTGACCTGAACCAGTTATAAACACTGTGTCTACAAGTGTGTAGCCAGAAGCTTTACTTCTCAATACTCTATCAAATTCCCTCAAAGCCATTTCACCAGCAAGAGCAATAAACTTGCGCTCACCAAATCCACGCATATTAAATGAGAGATCTGACAGATAAGTGTCAAGAAGTTCAAGGGTCAATGTTGTATACGGCTTCCTATTAGCGGGAGCAATCTGCTGAAGAATACCAGCACCAATATATACAGGACGACCATTAGTCCCTATAAGACTAACTGTACCATCCGCATTGGCATTGTATTTAGAATACATTGTCATGTAATCTACTCTTTCATACCACTGACGAAGAGCAACCCACTCCTGATATGGAGCCCAATATTTGGTTGTTTTCTTAGTTCCTGGTTCGCGCATTTCTATAACCATAACTGACGAATAAGCATCACCAGTGATGTCATAGGTAAGACGCATGGTTGTAAGGTGGTTTCTAAGCATGAACGGTGTCTGATAGTTCACGATATCTGCCTCATCACTACCTTCTTCATATGCACTACCAACCCTAGATACCATTTTACCGGCAGCCAATTCTGTTGGCGGAACGTATGATGCAGCTTGACCATCTGCCATAACTACTGTATAAACCCACTCGGCACCATCCTGATAAGGCTCAGAAACTATTCTAACCTGATAATCTTTATCATCAAATTCGAGAATAGCACCTGGACCAAACCATTTGTCTGACAACCAGAGAGTTATAGGAGCACCATTCAACCCAGGTACATCTGTACTGACGATAGCTACACCATCAATCTTAGCATCCCTAATTGTAACAGCACGTTCTGATTCAATCATAACGCGCCATTCATACTGCCTATTCTCAATTGTCAAAACCTTACCCATACCATTAGTAATATAATCGATGACGCTTCCTTGATTGAAACGACCCATTATATATGACAGAACGGGAGATATCTCATGAGGTCTAGTAAGTAGTGTATTAGCAAGCATCCTTTCGTCAACCAGGTCTGAGAACCATTTGGTACGATAAAGTTGCAGTTTATTTAATACATTATTTTCCATAATAACCTACAATAAATTAATTAATTATACTTTGTTTAATAAATTTTTACTTAACGAGCCTAATAGATCAGATTCTTCGCCATTCTCTAGGGTTCCTGAATTCTTGGACCTCTTCCCTTTGTTAGCTTTTATTTTCTGATGAAACTCTTTGTATGCATCGGATGAGCCTGTTTTCTTAGCCTCTGCAATTAAAGAGTCTCCCCTTTTAGTAAAATAGGCCGATTCAATTAAGTTTTTAATATCAGACATATAATCTTTCTGATAATTCGTCAAACCATCTGAACCTGGCCTAAATATGTAATCCAGTAATTCGTCTTTCTCACGACTGGATATCTTAACCCCACGAACGTTTTCGAGGGACTTTACATTCTTTTGTACGTTTTCGTAGAACATTTGTTGCTTCTTTTCGTTCTCTACACTCAATTTCTTCTGGTCCTCTAATAGCTTTGTCTGGCTAGTAGTCTTGTATTCTTTCAACAATTCTACAGCATCCTGAGCCTCTTCCTGCAATGTTTCAGACTTTTCATAGCGGTCTATTGCTTTTTCGATCTTATCATCACTGTAACCTTTAGTCTTGAGTAACTCTTTTATAGCAACTCTCTGATTAGATTCTCTATCCAAATCTAATTTATCATAGTCAATTCCTGTTGGACCCCCATAAACCTCTCTAAAATACTTATCCATATCTCCACCATTTTTGACATATTCGTCAAGTGCCCTTATGGTATCACTATTATAACGAGGTTTAGAATTCTCATCTACAAGAAGCTTCATATAATCTACAACATCTTTTATAGATTCAAACTTATTATCTTCATCTAATTCCCAACCTAACTCTTCAGTTAGTCTGTCCTTTAAGAATGAAGTAACTTCTGTTTCTAAATACTCATCTTCATCAGGTTCCCCTTCAGGGATCTCTTCAGTCTCTTCAACTTCTTCTATATCCTCTACTGATTCTACCGGTTTTGGTGTCTTCTTTGTAATAGGAGTTATAGGTTCTGCTGGTTTTTCTTCTGGTTCTTCCTCAAGTTCATCCTCTTTAGGGTCCATGAGTTCTTCCGGATCAACATATGGGATTTCACTATCAGGGTCATTTCTATTGACTCCATCACCTAATAGGCTCTTGGATAGGGCTTCAAATCCACCAAATACGTTGGGTGCTTCTATTTCTTTCTTAGCCATAATTACTTATTATTTGTACCAGGACTGACTGGTCTATTTGCTTGTTTACGTTTTATTTCTATCTCTTGCTGTTTTTGGTCTTCAGCTTTCTTGTTCTTACGAACAACTTCTTTTAATTGATCTTCTTTCAATTCTGCATCTTTTCTTTGTTTATCCATCTTCATCTGAAAATCAGCCAATGTTTCAGGACTTGTACCACCTTCACCAGTTTCTGTTACTGAAGCTGCTGCTTGTTTTATTAATTCTACTTGAACTAAAGTTTCAGCCTTACGTACAGAATCCTCTGATTTAATTCTAAGTTCTTCCATCTTAAGTTCATTTTCAATCTGTATCTGATCTGATTCCATCTTAGCTTGCTGAGACTGTAACATCTGTTTACGTTCTTCTATCTCCTGAAGTTTGAGTTTAATTTGAGATAAATTCTCAGTAGATAAAATTTCAGCTGCCTCAAGTAATGTTGCACCATTCTGCATAGCTGGTTGAAGTAATGTTTTAATTGCCTCAATGTCCCTATTCTGTTTAGTGTTATCACCTACAAAAATGTCTAAGTCTGAATACAAGAAATCGTCTTCTATATTTAAGAAAATTCTTTCTGCATCATTTAATACATAATGTATTGATTTACCAGGAGTCTCTTTCCAAGCATGCTTAGCTACATTCAATAACATTGTAACAGCATTTTTCTTAGCTTGGTTATGGTACCAGAACAAAGGTTCTGTAATATGAGAAGATTGAACTACTGCTCTCTCTACGTTACCAACAAGTTCTGTCCTTTGAATCTGCCCTTGTCTTTGTTTAGATACTCCAGATATCTCACCAATCATATCCTCTATCTTAACCATGAGTCCTATATACCCAGCAACAATATCCTGCATAGATAAATCTATTGCAGTTATCTGATTAAATGATGCTGGTTTACCACCTTCTCTGCCAGGTACATCCCAACCTTCATCATATGGATTTATAAAGTTCACACCAGCTGCAGTTAAATAATGCATCCACTGATCCACAGAAATACCTAAACCTCTAGGTATCTGTGTTATATCCATATTGATAACTTTACCCTTATCACGCGCGAGCGCTAACTCTAACCTATACCATAATATAATATACATATACTGTAGTGGTTTCATTAGTCCTACAAGTGACTTAGGTTGTGTATTAGTGTTGTTATATATAATTCCACAATATGGAAGTTTCCTTGAAGATATACTATCTATGGAAGTGTGTTGATATTCCACTGGACCCATACCTATATATATATCTGAACCAATCTTATAACCTTCCCATACTTCCGGAATCCAATCCCATTCTATTTGTTCTTCAGGAGAAGCTACATATTCTTCACTAACTACTGTTTCATGTTCCTGCCCTGACTCATCAGCATATTTAAGAAATCCTATCTTCTTATAAGATCTCCATACTCCATGATAAACATCTATAAGATTAAGATCTACTTGGGTGCCAGCACTAATATATTTCTTAGTAACTGAATCTCTTAATGGAGGATTTTTAGTATCCAATATGGACGAAGCAAAATGTCCTTCTCCTGCATACTCAAGCATACGATCTAAATCTGACTCTTCCATGATATCAAAGAACCTATCATAAATATTAGCTGGTGACATTTGCATATACCTAACAAACCAGTCACCATCTTCTATGAACTCTATATCAGGATCTTTATCATAATCACAGTTCATTGGGTTAACCCTTTCAAACATTGGTTCCCCATTCATAACTGATACGTAGTATATTTCTTCTGTAGAAAGTAATCCATCCTTCCATCCTTTTAAGAACTCATTGTCTAGGTTAAGTTTTTGCCTTAGGTAATTCAAAGCATGATATGCGGTTTCTTCTGCTATAGTTTTATAATTATATTTCATATATTTTTCAATCTCCTTTGGAGTAACTGGTTGACCTTGATCATCTTTTTGTATACCTACTTCCGCCTGTATATACTGCATCAATAACTCCTTTTTCTTATCTTGGAGTTGTGTGACTACATCTGGATTAGTTTGTATTACCCTAGGGTCCCAAGGTCTCTTTGATTCCTCACCAATCAGAAGATCAATCTTAGGCCTAATAATATTGAAATTCTGAACCTTTGCTGGGAAACCATCTTCAACTTTAAATGGGTTAGTAACATACTTCAAGTCCTTCTCGTCGTATTCACTATTGTACAATCCATACCAGGTAGACATATTCGTTTTCCTCGTGGAACTATAAAAACCACCAGACTCTCTGGAGATAACTGCATCTAAGGATGCCTGTCTCCATACCTCTGTCTTCTTACTGAGTGGTAATTTTTGTACCGGGAAATTTGACTTATCTATCATTTTTACTAAATTAATTGCAATTATTTATCTCTATATAAACCATCTTTAAATAAAGTTTTCTTTTCGAAATCCTTATGTTTCTTTACAGTAACTGAATAAAGTTCTCGTAGGTAAATCATTACCTGTATGAATGCCATGACCCTATCAAAGTTACCATTGTCATTGTACGCTATTAATTCCTCTAACAACGCTTCTGAAAATATTTTTGTTAAGTTCTTCCTACCTGGTGCGAACTCCTCATTTAGCCAATCCTTTGTTAATCCAACGCCCCATATCTTTAAGGGCTTATTCATGTGACAACCTTTGAGTCTTTTTACAGTAGTCAAACCGACAACATCTCTAATAATGTCTGGTTGATCTGCCAACATATAATCACATTTCTTATGTATAAAATAATCGAATATACCTTTATTCTGATTTTCATACATGATCTTTGCATGATAATACATACCTAACATTCTTACATTCTCATAGAATGTTTCAGCCTTATCTGGCCTACCAGTATATTCTGCAACAGGTAAATCATAGTATGATTCGAAATTTTGAAATCTCTTATACACTATAGCAGACCCAAGGGAGTCCGTAGTAGATTGATCGTAGTCATAAGAGTCACATCCTATAACATATAATCCGTATGGTACATCTATTGGAGGATGTTCCCATATCACTATTGCCCCTGCTGGATCATCATTTGTTGATACCCTATACCTTGTTAAGTCTTTTACTTTTGGATTAAGTTCCCACTTTACTGTACCATCTTTCTCAAAAAATAGTTCACCAACTTGTTTAAATTCTTTTAACTTTACAGAATTCCTAATCTCTGCCAAATGTCTAATCAAATCTTTCTTTGGAAATATATTACCAGATATTTGAAGAGTAGCTTCCATAGGATTGAATGGTCGCTCTGCTATGTATCGATCAATTGAAGTCTTATCACTAGAATTCTCTATGATCTTATCTCGTTGCTTCATTGCCCAAAGCTTCGCTATATGTGTGTTAGAATTACCATTCTCATCCATGAATGCAATTCCTTGTTCATCCTTACCATACATATTATAAAACTCAGGTACGAAGAATCCACAACCCTTACCATCTAATGCCCCATCATCCCATATGTTTCTTATAGGTAAAGCATTATAAGCATCAGGTTCATAGAACAAATCCTTCAATCCAGTATAGTCAGCATCTTCAGTACCACCAGTACCAAATGCTAACATCAAACCAAATGCTACAGTACCATCTTGTACAGATGGCTGAGCTATCTGCCACGCCTCTTTAAGTCCAGGAAACTTTCCAGCCTCTTCCCATAATATAAGTTTGGCCCTTTTACCCCTAGCCTTCTGTGCATCATTCTTTAATGATACACCAATAATTTCTGAACCCCAACCCTCTTCAGCAGAGATACCAAAATCATCACCACTCTTAACAATAAAAGATGCACGCTTGTGCATCACTGTATCCTTCTTCTGCCTACGCTTACCCCAGGCTGTCTTAGTGTCAATAAAACTTAACATGTCCCAGGCCTTATTTAACACCCCATCCTTTGTAAGATACTCCATCTCTGATGCTATAGCATATGATTTAGACCCAGGTATACAATAGAAATTTCTACATAACATAGAAGCTCCTTTATAGGAATACCCCCTACCCCTAGCTTTTAAAACTGCTAGGTGTTTACCCTTTTCTTCTGCATCTTCTATTGCATCAAAGTAAGCTCTATCATAATCATAATACTTTGGGAACTGTTCTGGTCTATCCACAGACTTACGCTTACGTCCATATGGATCTATAAACTCACGTTCCTTGGTTATAACTATCCTACTAAAATTTAAATAGAAATAAAAATACCCTGTGATATAATCACCATCAACTGTGGTGTAGCCAAATATAGAACGACGAAGCTCCTCGTCCCAGTACTTTATATATTCCTTAGTACCGACGGGAGCAGTAGTATAATAACCATACGTCTCGAATGTTATTGCAGCCTGTCTAAATTTAGAACTGTCATCACAAAATTTTACTTCGACTTCATGTAAATATTCAATCATTATTCTATACCATAATCAAAATCTTTTCGGGGCATTTCATAGAATCCTATATCTCCTCCACCCCTAACATTAGGAGATTCTGCCTGTTCCTTCCTTACCATATCCTCTAATATGCCTAATGATTTTACAATCCCTGCCACTTCCTTTAGGTTGCTAGACAAGTCTCTAGAAGAGTACACTGGTTTACCGTCCTTACCAAGTAGAGAAAAATCTACCTGATCAAAATATTCTGCCAATTTGTCGGCTGCTCTTTTTGCTGATCTAAGCAACCTAGAGTTAGTGGTTTGTTTTAATTCTTTATACTTACTAATTGCTGCTAGGATCTCCTCATCGGGTTTCCAATCTGCCCCCATAAAATCTTTAAGAAGAACAGTCTCCCTATCAAAATCTTTATAAGCACGATATGGATTATTAACTGACTCATCACACATGAAGACTATATATGAAATCTCTTGTGTGGCTTTATGTTTACCTTTAGACTTATCCCTATCCCAAAGTATTTTAAACTCTGGTATAACAAGGGAACTAGCATTTAAGATAACCTTCTGATCCTCTATGTCAAATACTTGCATTACTTATTATATTCTACCCAACCAGACCATATCAAATTAAGTTTCTCATAGTCACCAATCTCCCAGGCCTTATCTATTAACTCTTTGGTTGAGTCTACTGTAGGTACTATGAAACCCATTGTAGTTGCCATCATAACTGTAACATCTGTTAGATTATCTAACAAAATATTTTTCCTAACTTCTGCCCTCATGCCTTTATTTCTATATTCCCCCTTTTGTGTGAATGCCCCAACAAATGGCAAGCGCATCCCATATTCTATGGTAGCGCTCGTCACAATATGTTTGAGGTATGTGAAGGGAGAGTTTATTATTTCTTTACAAACCCTTACATCAATATTATTCTTCTTAGCTAATTCTTTGATTAACTGATCATAATTATTTTGAAGCATCTGCTTTAAACCCCGATATTTTACCTATGAGTTTCTCGTTATCAAAGGTATGTCTAGTGGTTAATACTTTCGTACGTATAAATATAGGAAGTCCAAACACCCTAAGTGTATAAGTTATTTCTACGTCCTCATCGAATATATTCTTATCGATAATACGCCAACTTATTTTATCACTACTTACCTTTTGAAAACTCACCAGTGATCTTGGTATTTTCATTTGTCTTAGCTTTAATTAAATTTAT